ATGGAATACATTCCCCCCAAAACGACTCGAAAAGCCACGAAAATGACTAGGAAGGTCACAAAAGGTCACCAGAAGCCCCTAGAAGCCTCAAACGGGCTTGAAACGGTTTTGGGTAGGGACGCAGACCTACAAAACGCCCTAATCGGCGTACAAACGCCCCGAATTCACACGCCGCTTAACGATTTACCTTCACGCGGGCACGAATTGGTTGATTTAGCCAGCAGTTTGAAAATAAATCTGCTTGAATGGCAGAAATTTGCCCTTATTAACAGTCACAAGGTCAAGCCTGACGGTCGTTGGGCAACCCCAGTCAATTGCATTGTGGTGGCACGGCAAAACGGTAAGTCGTTTTTGCAGCAGATCAGAATTCTAGGTGGTTTGTTTTTGTGGAATGAAACCCTGCAAATTGGATCGGCGCACCGCTTGTCCACGTCCCTTGAACAGTTTCGTGCAATGGTTCAGGTGATCGAAGCCAACGATTCACTGGCAAAGCAGGTCAAGAAAATTCGCTGGCAGCATGGCGGTGAGGAAATCGAAACCAAAATGGGCAATCGTTTTATTGTTCGTGCAGGCGGTTCAGCTGCTCGCGGCGTTTCGCGACCGTCCACCATTCATCTTGATGAATTACGTGAGATGACTGACATTGAATCATTTGCTTCGCTTCGTTATACCCTTATGGCAGCAGCGAACCCAATGGTTATGGCGTATACAAATGCAGGCGATTCCGCGTCAGTCGTACTGAACCAATTCCGCGATCGCGCGCTTGCAAGCATTGCAGGGGTTGAAGACGACATTGGTTATTTTGAATGGTCAGCACCAACCGACGAAATCAGCGTGGAAAACGCGCGGCACAGTAACCCTTCAATGGGAACGCTGATCCATGCCGACAACGTGAAAAGCGTTTTAAACGATCCCCCTGACGTTGTAATGACTGAAGTGTTGTGCCGCTGGGTTGTGGCAATCAACAGCGCGGTTGACGCAGCCTCATGGGGTAACTGCCTGGACAAAACCGCAGACCTTGACCCTGAAAAACTGACTTGGCTTGCCATTGACCTTTCACCAGATCGCCGTCATGCCAGTTTGGTTGGCGCACAGAAATTGGGCGACGAAAAGTTTGTGGTCAAACTGCTGCATACCTGGTCAAACGAATTGCAGTTAGACGACAAGGCAATTGCCAACGACCTTGCAGATTATGCCCGCAGGTATCCAACGGAATACGTCCTATACAGCCGCAAAACTAGTGGCGCGGTTGCGGCGCGTTTAGCCCCAGCGGGAATCCCCGTTTTCGACATGGACAACGCTTATCCGCAGGCATGCGACGAAATGCTATCGGCGATCAACAGCGGGCGGTTAAAGCACAGGGGTCAAAGCCAATTATCGGAGGAAGTTTTGGCAGCGGTGCAGTTACGTCGTGGGGACGGCGGCTGGGTTATTGGAAGGCGCGCGTCACAATCAGTCGTTTGCGGCGCAGTCGCCGTCAGCCTCGCGACACACTTCGCGACACGCCCAGACAATGATCTTGACATCATGGTTGGTTGATCGTATAAGCCTGCAAGAATTCGGGCATGGGATTTACTGATCTATTCGCACGTAAGGCTGATACCGCCGTCACGGTTGAAGCCGCGCAGGTGGACGCAGCTGCTATTGCGCCGTATTACAGTGAAGTAGGAAATCTATTTCTATTCGGCGGAATAGTAACTGCGTCCCGCGCTGAAGCAATGTCAGTGCCAACCGTTGCACGTGCATTAGGAATTATCCAAACAATTGGTTCACTACCAATGCACACACGCAATGAGGCAACAGGCGAGAAGGTCACACAGCCGCGCGTTATCAACCAACCTGATCCACGTATCCCAGGTGCAACATTCTGGGGCTGGATCATTTCAGATTTATTTTTCCACCCCGCTGCGTATGCCTACGTTATGGAACGGTATGCCGATACAGGAAAAATTCGCGCAATGGAAAGAATCGCGCCTGAACGCGTAACAATTACAACAAACGGCATGGGTTATGAAATTGCGTCATACGCAATTGACGGTGCTTACGTTGATCCTGCAAATTTGGTCGTATTCAATAACACGCAGGAAGGTTTGCTAAGTCGTGCAGGTCGCACGATTAAAGCAGCCGCGTCATTGGAACGTGCTGCAATGAATTTTGCAAACGAACCAATTCCACAAATGGTTTTGAAATCAAATGGCACATCATTGCCAGCAGATCGCGTTTCAAAGTTGCTAAGTGCCTGGAAAACCGCGCGCGCGTCGCGAAGTACGGCATTTTTAAATGCTGACGTTACGTTGGAAACAATTGGATACGATCCACGCAATTTGCAGCTAAATGAAGCAAGAAATTACGTATCGCTTGAACTATCACGCGCGTGTGGTTTGCCTGCATACTTCACCGATTCACAACAAAGCAGTTTCACGTATTCCAACGCATTGGATAAACGTCGCGACCTTGTGGACTTCGCGTTTAGAAATTACATGTCAATTATCGAACAACGTTTATCTTTCCCAGATTTTACGCCAGCAGGTAATCGCGTGTTGTTTGATCTTGACGATTTCCTACGCGGCAACCCTTACGAACGCGCGCAGGTTTATGAAATCTTAAATCGAATCGGCGCAATGTCGATCGAAGAAATACGCGAAGAGGAAGACATGCTGCTATGAAAAAAGTCATCACACCAATGAAAATCACGGCTGCTGATTCAAACAGTCGAACAATTTCCGGTCGCATTGTGACATTTGAGGAAACAGGCAACGCGTCAATTGGCAAAGTGCAATTTGCTGCTGGTTCAATTGAACCGACTGCGGTTTTGTTAAACCTTGAACATGATCGTACACGCAGAATTGGAAAGACATTGGAAACATCATTGTCAGCTGATAACGCAGGAATTGACGCAACATTCAAGATCGCTGAGACAACTGCGGGAAATGACGCATTGGTTGAAGCAATGGAAGGTTTGCGCGACGGTTTCAGTGTTGAAGTTTCATTTGATGAATACGAAACATTGAAGGACGGCACAGTACGAATTCTTGCAGGTGAATTGACAGCCGTTGCATTGACCAGCGAACCAGCAATCAGATCAGCCCGCGTTGAATCAGTCGCGGCAACTGAGGACGAACAGATTTCAGATTCGACAATCGAACCTGAAGCAATACCAACAGAAAAGGACGACGAAGTGGAACACACCGTTACACCAGCGGAAGCCGTCGAAACGGTCGAAGCCGCACAGTCAGTGACAGCAACATCAAACAAAGTGGGCGGCTGGAAAGCCACACCACGCATTGAAATTACTGCTGCAAAGTACCTAGAAAACAAAGTGCTTGCAGCAACAGGCGACGAAACTGCGCGCCAGTACGTTTTAGCAGCAGACAACACAACTGACAACGCTGGACTTGTTCCAACACGTCAACTCGCTGAAGTAATCAACGGATTATCAACAACAGTCCGCCCAAGCATTGACGCGATCAGTCGCGGTTCATTGCCTGACGCTGGCATGACATTTGAAATCCCAAAGATCACTGTTGCACCAACCGTTGCGGTTGTTGCTGAGGACGCAGCGTTTTCAGATACAGACCAAAACAGCGCGTTCTTGTCAGTGGACGTGAAAAAATTTGCTGGACAGCAAAAATTTTCTGTGGAATTACTTACACGCACGTCACCCCTGTTCTACGACGAATTACTTCGTAACATGGTCGCAGCCATGGCAAAGGCGCAAGATAAGTACGTCAACGATCAGTTAGTGTCAGGCGCAACTGCTGACGGAACAACAATCACAACTTATCCAACAGCAGCTGAATTGCTTGGTTTTGTTGCACGTGGTGCAGCAAGCGTTTACGGCGCAACTGCTGGACTAGCAAATCCATTTGCACGTAACATTCTTATGAACACTTCACAGTGGTCAAACGCAATGTCACTCAACGACGCTGGACGTCCAATTTACAACGCTTCACAGCCTTCAAACGCTGGTGGCGTAATCACACCAACATCATTGCGTGGAAACATTGCAGGACTTGATCTTTACGTCACTGCAAACACATCTGCGACAACAGACATTGACGATTCAATCATGGTCATCAACCCTGACGCATACACATGGTACGAGGGAACTTCGTATCAACTTCGCGCAGAATCAACTGCTGACGGTTCAATCACCGTGGGCGTTTATTCATTCGGTGCAGTCGCCACAAAGATCGCGGGCGGCGCATTTGGTGTAAATAAGGCGTAATAGCCAAAACTAATCATGCGGCGGGTTCTCCCGATCTCGCCGCAGCCGATCGAAAGGAACGGACATGCCAGCCATTGTCACAGCAAGCCAATTGCGTACGGTGCTTGGCGTGTCCGTTTCCTTATACAGTGACAGTTACCTGGACGAAATAATCAACACTAGCGAGGCGGTCATTTTGCCAATGCTGGTTGCAAATACTTCAGCAATTCAGTCCTACAAACTAGAATCAAACGTCGCGTATTTCTACACGCAGCGCGATCATCATTTTGTTGCAGGTCAAACCGTAATTGTGACTGGTTTGCCAGCACCGTTTAGCGCAACGTTCACAGTCGTCAGCGCGACACCGTATTCATTCACCGTTGCATTGACTTCATCAAATGTCACATTGCGCGAAATCATTCCAATGGGTACAGCAACACTTCAAGGCTATTCAGCAGCTGATTTATACGCAACTAGCGCACCAATCGAATCAGCAGTCCTTGCAGTCAGCGTTGAAGTATTTCAGTCACGCGTTGCAGCAGGTGGCGAAATTCAGGGCGTAGATTTTGCCAGCACCCCTTATCGCATGGGTCGCAGTCTCACCAATAAGGTTTCCACATTACTTCAGCCGTTTTTAGACGTTGAAGGAATTTGCCAATAATGCCAGCCAATTCAATCGCCGAAACACGTGCAGCATTAGCCAATGCGTTCAGCGCGTTATCTGCCACATGCTATTCAAGCGTTCCTGAATCGCCGATCCCGCCCGCAATTGTGATCGTGCCCGATTCGCCCTACATGGAGGTTGCGTTAATTGGCAAGGCTTCGACAAAGGTCAAATTAAATTTTGCAATCAGTGCAATTGTTGCGTCAAACAGCAACGCGGCGTCACTGGACAATCTGGAAAAACTGATAATCGGAATTCTTGCGGCAATGCCCGCAGGATACGTCGTAGGCGTCATTGAAAAGCCAACGGTTTTGGAGGTTGGACAATCTCCCATGCTGGTTGCCGACATAAACGTTTCGACTTACTACACACAAACTACCTAGGGGACAAAATGCCAACGACAATCATTACGGGTCGCGATCTAGTCGTGACCATTGCAACTGTAAACTACGACG